ATGAGTAAAAGTAAGAAACTACGCGAGCGACTTGGATCGCTTCCGAAAGATTTTACCTGGGATGAGCTCGTTACTTTGCTGGGTCAATATGGCTTTAATGTCCTCAATGGCACTGGTTCTAGGCGAAAGTTTGTTAATCAAAATGGTCGTTTGGTCTCATATCACTGCCCTCACCCAGGCAATATCGTAAAAGAGTACGTGCTGAAGGATGTTAGGGCTCTCTTAGATGAGCTAGATAATTATGAGTAATATGCTGAAATTTAAAGGTTATTTTGGAAGTGTTGAATTTTCTTTAGAGGACAAAGTTCTCTATGGGAAGATTCAATGCGTAAATGATCTTGTTACGTACGAGGCGGAAACACTTGATGGTTTACAGTCTGCCTTCGAAGAAGCTGTCGATGATTATCTTGAAACCTGTATGGCTCTCAATAAAGACCCAGAGAAGCCTATGAGTGGTACGTTTAACGTTCGTATCGGACCTGATTTGCATAAGAAAGCGTATCTGTCAGCGTGTGCTGATGGTAAAAGTCTCAATGATTATGTTAAGTCAGCAATCGAAGAGAAAGTTGTCGGTAAAACGGAATACCACTTCCACATTGAAAAGCGCGAGAAAACTGAAGTATTCGCTCATGAATACAATGCCAGTTCGTTTCGTGAGACTAAGTGGGTTGGTGCCATCAGCAAAGGGATTCATCACTGATGCTAGAAAAAATTAAATACGGCGGATTCGAGATTTCATCTTCACAGTTTGTGCAGCATAAGGACAGCGAAGGTGGCCGATTTAAGCTATCCGTGGATAAATGCCAGTTTGGATACGATTATAATGAGTCTGAAGGGAAGGGGAATATTCAGATCATTGTCGAATCATCAATCAAAGGTTTTGACGAACAGGCTCTAGAAGATCCTGAAAATCCAAATGAGGACGGTCTCGCCTTCGAGGTAAACTCGAAAATTTTAGTTTACTTTGATGTTGAAGATAAACAGCCTATTACAGATGAATTTTGTAAAGAAAACGCTTGGTTTTTTGAAAATTTTTATTCGATATCCATGAAGTTGGCTCTTGAGTCAACGATGCAGAATACACCTATGCAAAGTATCGATTTGCCTTGGCACATTCCTTCTGTTGCAACGGAAGAATAAAATTAAAGCCCTGCTCTAACAGGGCTTTAGAGGGGCGGAAAGTGCTCTAACACATTCCGCAGAGTATGGAGGTAATTCAACCGCAACACTCTTCTTTGACAAGCGCAGTGTAGTGGTTCTCCCAACAAAGTGCAATCTGTATGAATTTACAGGTATGCAGGGAAGGAAGCTTATGGCTACTGGAACCTGTCGCAAATGTGGTAATACTTGCGAGATTATTTTTCGCTATACCGTATGTGTAGATGGTGTAGTGCGTCACGCAAAGAAAGGAAAACCATTTCCTATTCCACTTTGCAACTGCTCTGAGAAAAAAGCAGCGTAAAATCTCTTTATCAAGCCCGCATTAGCGGGCTTTTTTTTCGTTGAGAAGGGGATCGAGGTTAAGGGTTGGTGTTACTTTTATTTTTCGGTCATAGCTTGAAACTTGACTTTCAGTTTTATGCCCTGAAAAAAGTTGCTTATCTCTGCTACTACCTTCATAGTCTGAAATTGCCTTGGCTTTAATATCGTGGAACGTACCCGGAACAGGTCGACCTAGTTTCACCGCGGCTTGCTTTTTCGCGTTATTCCACCATGTATTGAATGTTTTTTTATTCATCCGTCCACCTGATGGTGAAGGGACTACATAACCGGCTGCTGATTTTCCGATAAGATGTTTTTTAGCCAAATCAATCGCTGCCCGTAGACGGGGTGTCCATTTCTTGATCTGTTTTTTACCCGTCTTGTTTTGCTCAATAAAAATCCCATCTTCCATTAGCTCGGAAATTATCAAATCAAAAACGTCGCCTTCGCGGGCTGCGCAGAGATAAGATATTTCCATCGCAACCTTTACTTCTATTCGTGCGCATTCGTAGACAGCCAGATAATCTTCATCTGGAATATAAACGTCACGATCTGCGAGAGTGAACTTACGGATCCCACGACATGGATTTCCCTTCACATAGCCACGTTCGAAGCCCCATCCGAAAACCCGCGACATGCTGGATACTTCCTGATTTGCCTGATTCTTACTGGAAACGCCGCGCTTATCCATATAAATACGAACCTGCTCAATTTTAATGTCGTCTGCTTTCATCTTGCCGAATACCGCCAGTAGCTTCTTCTGGTGTTGGCGATAATCACTCTGGGTACGAGTCGCCAGCTCAGTGAATGTCGGGCTGTCGAGGAACATTCCCCATAGCTTGGCAAATGTCATTACGTCATGGCGCTCAGCTTTTGCTTTTTCGTAATTGGCCCAGAGTTTTGACATACTTGTTTCGCGTATCTTCCCCAAACTAATACTTTTCTTTGTACCTTTTGGTTTCCAGACATAGCTATATTTATTTTTTGTGACCCGAGGCGGAAGTTGTATATCCTTCGGATCTTTACGTGGTCTTCCCATAGATGGCGTCAAAGTTGGGTTCTGTTGCAACATACTCGTCAACCTTTGGCAATTCAGTAATATTAGGTGCCAGACTTCTACGCAGGACAATTGGGCGATTTCTTCGATCCGTAGTAAACGGAATGCCGTGACATCGAAGTTGACGCTGCTGTTCTGTGTACCGTCTGTATCCAGTAATTTCAGCAATTTCCACTGGTGACAGTGTGAGTTCGTACATAGCTATCACCTCAGATAGCCAGCCAGTAAAAGATAACTGGCTGGTGGGCGTAATTCTGAAAATAAAAAATCAGTTTTGAGTCAGTTTTTGCAGCACTCTATTACCCTCAATGAGACGCTGCCAGATTGCAGAAACATACCGGGCCTGGTGTATAGCATCGGCAAGGGCGTTGTGCCGTTCTCCCTCAAATGGGATGGTTTTCTTCGGGTCGATTCCAATTGCTTTACCGAGCTCTACAATTGTTCGAACATCGCGATCATTCCAGTATTCCCATGGGTATTCTTCAGCGATGAAATCAAATGAAGAACGCAGAATACAATTATCGAAAGATGCACCATTTCCCCAGACCTGTGCTTTTTTGCGACCGCCCGGGATATTTTCAAAAATGAATTCACCGAACTGGAGCAGGGCATCATGTAGCGGGATAGCATCATCATTCACGATTGCCGAGCGCGCTTCAGAGGACTGCTTAAGCCACCAGATGATGGTTGATGGATCCATTTTGGCGCCCCAATTCACTGAAGATTCCAGGCTTACGACTTTGTAGAAACTTTCTCCGATTGAGCCTGTTGCCGGATCAAACACAACTGCGCCGATAGCGACGATAGGAGCGTCTTGTTTATTCCCCATGGTTTCAAGGTCAACCATGACGTGAATATTATCTGCTGGTAAATCTTCAACATCATTATGATGTCCGGATTCAATATTTACGGTAGTTGTTTCGCTACCAATGTCAGCATTACCTGCACCTGTCTCAGTTGCTGTTTCGCTCTCAGAAATTTCATTATCAGTTTCGGTTTCATTCCCGAAATTCTCTTCCATCTGCACATCGCTGGTGGTCTCTTTTTCCTGGGCTGTGGTTTCTGATGACATGAGGCCATCAATGGAGAACACGCCGCCGCCGAGGTTGGCAACTCCTGGTTGCTTAGTTTCTGTCAGATGTTCTGTTACCCACTTTGGATCTGTTGGGTCACTTATCCCTTCAACAAACTCCCCGCGGTCTGCGGCAAGCTGGCGGCTAATTTCGCTTTCCCAGCTTTTGTTTGGGGTATGACGTGCTGCTTTTAGTGTTTCTTCTGAGGGCTTTGAATGCTCGCTTTCTGTAAGGCTCGCGCTGATATAACCACGAAGCCTATCTGGGAATGGAGTTAATCCAGAAGACGCTTCGCGGATCAGAGCGAAAATTGCTGCGCGCGAGTAATCGAGGATCCCAGGTGTGGCACGAAGTGATGAGGACCATTCTTTGAATGGACTTTCTTTTTTCTGAACGATTTCTTTCGCACGACGGTAAACGTCGCCCGGAATATCATAGATGTTAAAATCCATCGGCAGAGTTGCTAAGGCAATTTCTAGGTCCAGGCTATCAAAATCATGGCTAAGCTCAGGGTTACGGTCGGTCTTATTGCCGCCGCCAGCATTGGCGCCTGAAGGTGTACGACTTATTGATGATATGTAATTACCAGCAGCCCATTCTTTGGTTAGGACCCCACGGTCAATGTGTGCCGTTTCAAACCACAATTTGGTAAACTGAACCTGCTTACCAAGCTCATAGCGCTTTCCTTCTGGGAAAACGGTTTTGAAGGCACTGGTGAATTTCCACAGACCAGGCATATCGTATTTCTTAATTTCCGGAACATTTTCAGCAGCCAGAATCAGATTCTGTACAGCGTGATTCTCCGTATCCATTTCCATCACAGAAAGGCGGTCACGGTGCGGAATGCTAATGTGATAAACATGGCGATCGTCGGCCATGTACTGGGCAAGCAGCTGCGTGCGGAAAGGCATTTCAGCCAGGTTGAACAGGGCATCTTCATTGGCCGAATAGTCCTCTTCATCATTCTTGCTGACAGGGGGGTTAGCTACCGGTTCATTGCTTACTTCTGGCTCAGCAGGGACTGGAGCAGCAATTTTTTGCCAGCTCAGTCCATCCTCGCCAAGTTCGTAGCGGTCACACCAAGTGTCATCCAGTACACCTTCTTCCGGTAGGTCATCAACGATAAACCAGTTGGTGCGGATAGGCAGCTGGTGGTTGGCGCCGCGGCCAACATTAATCTCAGCGTCTTCCAGAATGTCCAGGATACGGCGTTCGGCGCGGGAATCGGATTTAGCAGAGAACCAGCAGAAGAGGTTTTTCGCTTCGGTGGCTTTTGCCTTTGCTTTAATGAGATACGCGTAGTTGTTCATTGCGTTTGGGTTCCTTAAGGCTGTAAGATACCCGGGACTGTGAAAGCTCCCTCTGGGTAGTGGTCATTGTCAAAACTCGAATCCGGAAAGCTTTGGTCGGCTAACCGGGGTACTTAACCCGCCTTGCGCGGGTTTTGTGCTTTATGGGCGGCTCTTTGGTTCTGAGCCATAACCCGGATATTCCTTTAGCGCTTTGCGTAATGTAGCTTTAGCCACCTTTGCGGGTTGCGTCAGCGCCAGCTTCATCGCTGTAGCAAAGGCATCTGTAACCTCTTCAGCGGCTTCCATAGCAAAGTTATGTTCCATCCATACTTCACTCTGCACCTCTTCCTCCACTTCATCGTGAAGTGCCTCTTTCACTTCGTGAACGGTCAGAACGCCGATGAGCTGCTCAGCTGGAGCAGTGCTAAATTTCAATGCCAGTTCATTAGCTGACATAAAACCTCCGGAAAAAGGGCCCGCCGCGGGGCGGGCAAAGTCAACTTTTCCAATTTAACCAGAACAGGCCTCGCCTCCTGTGTGGTTACGATGGCGGATGTACCATCACAAAGCCCGGTATACCAGGCTTTAGGCTGGCATCTGCCAGTGCCCATTATCAAAACCCGAATCAGAAACTTACTGCAGGCTGTTGGTCGTCAGCCGTCTTCAATGCCTTTTTATATGGCTGGCATGTGCCTTTTACCTGCAGGGCCTCAGCATCGCTGTTACAACTGGTCTCAGATGGATACACGCCTATCAGGACATCAGAGCACTCGCCGGTCAGGGCGCACACGCTGATGACAAGGGCAAACAGCGTATTCATGCTTTAGCCTCAGGGTTCCCTTTCTGGGCTAACAGGTAGCAAAGCTGACGTAGCCTAGCTTCAAACCAGTTCAGTCGTGTTGCCTGGTGGCCAGTCGGTACTCGGGCAAAATCTGTCATATTCATCTCCCGTTTATTGATGGGTATGGGCTTTGCAGCACGGCGCCGGGTGCCTCCCGGTGGCTGCAGCCAGTTAACAACTGCTGCCGACCTGCTTTTTCCCGCAACATGGAAACCGCCCATGTTTACCTTTTAACTGTGTCGCGTGCGCTTAGCCGCATTCACCGCATTGCAAATCCTGATTAAGCCTGTCTTTTAACCACTTCAGGCTCGGTGGTATTCTTGGTGCTCCCTCACAGCCAAGAAAAGAGAGAAAAATGTCCCGTAGCCCTATACCTGTCTTCTGGTACAAAAATCCCGCTCACTATGAAGAATTCCAAAAAATTCTTTCTGATGCTTACGTCCTACCCTTTGACTACCACGACTGGCGTATCCGCGCCGATAGCATGGTGGAGCGCTACGAAAACAGCGGTATCCAGGTTGTGAAGGTGATAGCCAGCACTTACGAGTTCATCTCCTGGTGCGAAATTGAGGCACGAGATGTCAGCACCAAAAGCTGCAATGACTACGCGGTCGCCGAATCGGGCCTCCAAATCCTGCGCGACAGAGAGTTTGATTGGGGAGACGAGTAAAAAGTAAATCTTCCCTCTCCTGGATATTTCTATTCTCATAGCGATGTCCTGTGTCTTGCCTGTAACGCCGGCCAGCGGAACGTTTAGACCTGCTGCGAATTCTTCTGGTCGTCATCTCATCCGGTGTTTCGTATGCCGCCGGTAAAGTGACTTCTTTCCCTCCCTCCTCAATCACAATTCAATGGAATAAACCCTATATCTTGTGTTTCGCCAAAAATGATTGAAGATAATTTTTAAAAACGCCCATGAAATTACCCCAGCACGATAAATTCTTTGATATTCATGATGATGATGCCGAATTCGTAGAGCGCTGTGTTCTCGGCGCATTTGAAGCGGCGGATCCGGTTTATCTGGTAGGAGTTAGTTATTACACCACACGCAAAAAAATCTCTGACATAACCCGAGAATTACAGCTGGTGGCCCCGTGGCTAACAGATGGTGAAGCCCGCAAGCGCGTGCGATGGTGCCTGGAAATATTCAGAGCAAAAACATTTCTGTCGGTACGAAAGGGAATTCAGGCTGATTAACAAAAAGTGCTATAAATCCCTTTTGATGTTGAAAATGGGCCAAAAAATCAGATAATCAATTCATGCTTGGCAGAGCTGCGCCACTCGGCAGCGACAGAAGCGACAATTTGATTACAACGAAAACCCCGCAAGAGCGGGGTTTTTGCTTTCCGGCGATACGACAGGGGTATTCGCGAGATGCATTGCATCAGTACCCCTGTCATATCGTCGTATGCGGGATGGATTAATCGGTTTAGTTAACCTTTTAATTCGTGGCGCGCGGCTTCAGCCAGAAAATGGCTTCTGTCACGATAGCTGGCGTTGCCCTTTACGGCATTGTCGATGCGCTTAATCAGCGTATCAGGCAGTGAAATATTGATACGCTGTGGTTTGCCTTCAAACTCAGACAAATCAACTTCAACCATGAACCAGCTGTCAAAGTCCTTATATTCTGGGTTAGCTGCATACACCATATAACCGGCGTCTTTGATTTCATCGACGCTGCGCCCGGCATCTTCGATCAGACACTCAACGCTTAAGAGAATGGCTTCTTTAACCATTGGCGCGATCTGGTCCTGTGTATCAGCGGCGGAGAAGCAACCCATCTCATAAGCTGAAAACGCAGGAACAATCATACCGTAGGCGGTGTTTTCATCTTTTGGCGTTTCAACGCCCACTGAAAAGAACATAGTAACCTCCAAAGGTGGCGGGGATTAGATCCCCGCCGTTTTCTTGATGGATTTGATGGTGCCGATCGGTAGGTTGCCCTTAGGGTGTGGAACCGGGAATGTTTTTCCCGTTATTGGCGACCACCATATCTGGTGACTGCCTTTCCCTTGCCTTTTGAGTTCACATCCGGCGGCTATCAATTCCTTTATCAGGTCAGTCGATTTCATATTCCCTCCTGGCCTGATTCTTATTGTACACACCAATACACACACGGCAAGAGTTTTGTGTGTGTTGGTGTGTTTTATTTGAGTTTCATATTCATTGGCCCGTCTTGCTGGTGGGCTATTTCCCCTAATCAGGCTCACGGGAATCATCATTGATACGGTTTGTTGATAAATCAGCCCGATGAGCCTGACCTTTTCAAATGCACAGCACCCGCTAACTACGCGAGGTGGAGACTATGAAAATGCCTGACAAAATCTTTTCGGCGGCCTCGTACTGCACGTCGGGTGGCTTGATCTGTACTGGGCTGGCGAGAGCGTATGACTGGTTTCATGGGCTTGACTGGAATTTCATTGCCCTGGCAAGTGGCGTGATAATCGGTGTGGCTACATATCTAACGAACCTCTATTTCAAACGCCGCTGGACAAAGATGTATCAGCAGTCACTTGACCGGGGCTACGGTGGCCCACCACCACAGGATCACTGACATGGCCAATCTGAAAACGAAACTCAGCGCAGCCATGCTGGGATTAATAGCGGCTGGTGCATCCGCCCCAACCTTGATGGATCAGTTCTTGGATGAGAAAGAAGGTAACAGCCTTACCGCTTATCGCGATGGTAGCCAGGGGATCTGGACTATTTGCAGAGGCGCCACGCGAATTGATGGTAAACCCGTCACGCAGGGAATGAAGTTGACCCAGGCTAAATGCGATGAGGTGAATGCTATCGAACGTAACAAGGCGCTGGCGTGGGTTGACCGGAATATTCACGTTCCACTTACCCCACCGCAAAAAGTTGGTATTGCCTCATTCTGTCCGTACAACATCGGCCCCGGTAAATGCTTCCCGTCTACGTTCTACCAGCGCATCAACGCCGGCGACCGTAAAGGCGCATGTGAAGCGATTCGCTGGTGGATTAAGGACGGTGGGAAGGATTGCCGCATACGCTCTAATAACTGCTACGGGCAGGTAACTCGCCGGGATCAGGAAAGTGCGCTGACGTGCTGGGGGATTGACCAGTGAATGCAACTTACTTAAAGCCAGCTATCGCCGCGGTGATTATTGCTGGTGCCTTTGTTGCTGGTTTAGCCTGGAGCGATCGGGCATGGGAAAAGCGGTGGGCAGAACGTGATAGCGCCGAATCGGCTCAGGAAGTTAACGCGCAAACCGCCGCCCGGATGATTGAACAGGGGCGCTTGATCGCCCGCGATGAGGCCGTACAAGATGCTCAAGCCCAAACCGCTGCAGCGCGCGCTGCTGCCGCTAATCTCTCTGGCACTGTTAACCAGCTGCGCCAGCAGGCAAAACACCTTGCCACGCGCCTGGACGCCGCAAAGCACACCGCAAGTCTCGCCGCTACCGTCAGAAGCAAAACAACCGGCGCCACCGCCGGAATGCTCGCCGACATGCTTGGAGACCTTGCAGAAGAGGCTCGACGATATGCTGCAATCGCTGACGAACGCTACACAGCAGGAATGACCTGTGAGAGGATTTACGAATCGGTGAGGACTTCTATCCCAGCGAAAGAGTAGATCTTCCCATTACTACATACATTTGTTAAAAACATGTGATAAGGTCAGGCTTTATAAGGGGCAATCACATGATATCGTGTGACGAAGTTTTGAACTATGGAATGGCTGAATTAATGAATTCGGAGTAATTGTGACGATTCACAGCGATTTGGAAGCTTACTTATTATTATTACTTAACATGTGGCCAGTATTGATAGTCGTTTGTATTGGGATGGCATTGGCGTTTTATGGCGTATTCATGCGCAAGACGGCCATAACTTTAATCGTACTAGCAATAATAATTAGTGTGTTAGGTTGGCTGTATGCCTGAATGTGGAAATATATTTTTCCTTATTTTTTACGGTCGCTGATGCGGCCTTTTTTATGGGCATTAATGTATCTAGCCCATACGTTTTGTGTTGATTTTTCTGGTGGGCGAATAAAAACAGCCTTGCTTTATGGGGGAGCAGGGCGAGATGTAATATGAATAAAAACAGTTATCGTTTTGGTCCAAACTGACGTTATCACATTTTTCGGACATTTCAATGCACTGGATACATCAAGTTCTAAATCCGGATGTTTCTTTTGCCAAATAGCCTTTGAATAGAGTTTTCTCAATGCCGCCCAGCAACACCATGATGTTTAACCAGTAGCCTCGCAGATGCGGGGCTTTTTTATTCATAAAGGTCCATGATGCAAAATATCAAGATTGAATACGTTAATGGCGTCATTGCTGGCCATTTAGTTTCTGGCTCAATATTTGGTACAACAATCCCCGCATCGAGCATCAAGCCAGGCGCCGATTGTAAGGAAAAACAGACTTCAACCATTACGATAAAAGTTGATATGGATGCTAGCGCAGCCCTGAAGACGATAGATGATCTCAGTAACGACATATCTAAGCGGATTGATACCACTTTAAATATTGCGTTTAGACCGGGTGGTACAGCCTGGTCTGCGATTAAGAATAACCGCTAATGCCAGCCCGCTCTATCCGAGTGGCCAGGAAAAACGGGAAATCGTTTTTCGCGGCAGGTATAGGCACGTACATGTTCTGCGCAGACGGTGAAAACAGTGCGGAGGTGTACTGCGGGGCCACCACGATGGCGCAGGCGAAAAAGGTATTCACCCCAGCCAGACAGATGGCAGACCGCCTTCCGTCGCTCCGCTCAAAATTCAATATTTCGGTATGGGTAGATAGCCTGACCCGACCAGACGGTTCGCTGTTCGCTCCCATCGCCGGTAAGCCAGGCGATGGTGACAGCCCACACTGCGCGATTATTGATGAATATCATGAGCACGATACGGATCACATGTATGAAGCCATGACGCTGGGTATGGGCGCTCGTTCGCAGCCGCTGACGCTTATCATCACCACGGCGGGTACATCGCTGGAATCGCCATGCTACGACAAGGATAAACAAGTCAAGGAGATGCTCAACGGGCATGTGCCTAACGACCGTCTGTTTGGCCTGATTTATGAGCTTGATGAAGGGGACGACTGGACCGACCCGACCAACTTCATTAAAGCGAATCCGAACCTCGATGTGTCGATTTCGTATGACGATCTGCTGGCGGAGATGGAGGTAGCTAAACAGGTTCCGCGCAAGGTAAACGCCTTTAAAACTAAGCGCCTCAATATCTGGGTATCCGGCAAATCTGCGTTCTACAACATGACGCAATGGCATGCTGCAGCTGATGAATCCCTGTGCTACGAGGACTTTGCCGGAGAGGATTCAGTATCTATTTCTGGAGGGGCTGCGTCGTGGAACGGCGTGGACCCCAACATGTCACGAATTGTTTTTTTCTTCGGTCCCTAA